GTAGATATGCCTAGTAATGGATTCAACTGTTTCAGAGACGAAATCATGGAAGTGGTTATCGCCCCGAAATTTGAATTGCTTTCACGAAGAGGTCAACACAAGAACAAGAAGGAGTTCTTCAACCACTTCAGGGAAGTATTCAAATGCGATATCTCAGATAGTGCTCTTCGCGGTTGGTTGAAGGAACTAGGCTACGAGCTTGTGGAGGTGACGGAGATCGTTCGGAAGGGAGATCTCCCCACCCCACAAGTTAATTCCCCACTGGTCCCCGAAGGGGCCACAGACGTAGGTTTCGATAACGAAACAAACACAGACTGGATAGGAGGCATCGTCCAATGAGCCAGGAAATTGCGGTCGGCAAAACCGGCCAACAGAAATACGGAGGATTGGGATTCAGTGCTACAAGAATGGTAGCACCCCCCGGTAAGTTGTTTGGACTTCTAGTAGGTATGCCTGCTTCAGGCAAGAGTTGTTTCATGCAAGGCAACCCAAACGCCTTCATCATCAATTCAGACCTGTCGAGCACAACCAACAAAGATCCGAAAGCATGCATCTGGCCAGGTATCGGAGAAGATGGATCCCCGATCAATACCAATGGGTCTACATGCATTCTCACGTGGGATGAGGTTCTGGAGAAAAAGAAGACCCTCATTGATCTTGCACAGAACAAGCAGGATCGACCCGAGACTGTCGTCGTTGACAGCCTTGGACCAACCATCGCAATGGTGAAGGATCATGTCACCAAGAAGATGGGCAAGAAGGAGTGGAAGGAACTCGACGGGCGTCGTGCATGGGACGATGTCTACGAGCAGTTGCTCAGGTTCCCCCTAGATTTGAGGCAGCACGGATATGGTTTCTACTATGTCTGCCACCTCGTCAATGCGAAGATTCCTCTGGGCGATGACCGGTGGACGATTCGGCCCGAGTTGACTATCACTGATAGTTTCTACAAGAGGCTCTTCCCATTGTTCGAGTTGGTTGCTGCTTTTGAGTGTGAGATTGGTTCTCGTACCGAGATGGTGCAGCAGAAGAACAAGGATGGATCAGCGGGACCAAAGCGTCCACGGTCTGTGCAATACAAAGAGCACTACATGACCATCAACAGTGAGAACCTCAATGGGATTACCAAGTGCCGCGTGGCACTTCCCGACAGAATTCAGCTCCCAGAAGATGACGCGTGGTTATTCTTCGAAGAGCAGTATCTTTCAGCAAGTTAAGGAAAAGTCGTAATGAACCAGACTAAAGCTATTTTCGCTTCGTTGCAGTCAGCATTTGAAGAAGTGTCGGCTGACCAGGGACTGGGATCTCTTGGTGAGTGGCCCCCGAAGGGCAACCACAACTGCTACGTTCTTGGCGTCTCGATGAACGATGGAACGTTCAAGGAGACCGGAACAGGCAACGAGTTCCCGGCAATCACTGTCCAGTTCAACTACCAACTGGTAGATGATCCGGACCACGCGGAGCCGCTGGAGTGGAAGGGTGCGCCCATGACCATTCCCACGGACCCGAGCCAGATCTCCCACGAGGGTTCTCAGATCCGTGCCAAGATTGAGATGCAGCGTCTCAAGGGCCACATGAAGACCCTGCTGGGCCGTGAGCCCGGTGATCTGGGTGCAGACATCGGTGAAATTGAATCCATGCTTTCCGGCGATACGTCGGTTGTATGTACCATTCGATGTCAGTACAATGAACGAGGCAACCGGACCTTCAAGTCCGAGTACCTCCAGTCGCTCCTGAGCGGCTGATAAAACTGATTCCCCACTGGTGTCCCCCTCAATCCTTCCCGGTGCGAGGGGGACCTTCAGTTGGGAGACCAGGAGGCAACAATGAAAAATGAAAGCAAAGGGCTGATCGTCAGCCTGTTTGACTATACCGGGGTTGTACTCGAACCCTGGGCAGAAGTAGGATACGAATGCTGGTCCGTAGATCTGCAGCACCAAGACGTGTGTGGGACACAGGACGACAGAGGCATTTGGCAGTTCAAGGGAGACATCAGAACATGGCGACTCCCGAACCGAGAAGACCTCAAGATGGTTTTCGCTTGGCCACCGTGCACGCACCTAGCTGTCAGTGGGGCTAGATGGTTCAAGGGTAAGGGTCTGCATGCCCTGGCCGAAGCCATCTCCCTCGTTGCACACGCTGCAGATGCGTGCGACAAGTCAGGCGTGCCATACCTAATCGAGAATCCCATCTCCACCCTCAGCAGTTACTGGAGAGCCCCAGACTACATCTTTGACCCGTGTGACTATGGGGGATATCTTGACCCCGAAGGAGATAAGTACACGAAGAAAACGTGCCTCTGGACTGGAGGAGGATTCAAGATGCCAGAAGTCAAATACGTTGAGCCCACCGAAGGAAGCAGGATGCATAAGCTTCCCCCTTCCGCAGAACGAGCCAACATTAGATCAGCTACCCCAGAAGGATTTGCACGTGCCGTATTCGAGGCTAACGCAAGTTGGGATGATCTAAAGCAAAAGACTTTTGGATTTACAAAGACAACATGAACTCCTGGTTCGGGTGGCTTCCGTTGTCCCTTTTTGGGGAGGTTTTTTTATGATAGTGTCATGGCAGAAACACGCAGAAGACTTGGAACTCCAAGTACACCAACTAAAAAGCATGTACCTCTGTATACAGGGGAAAGCTTTAGACAGAAGTGGTCGGAGATAAACAGTAGAGTTGAGCCCCTCGAAGGAGACTCAATTGTGATTCATGGGATGAAGGGTATTGGGGACCAGCTATTCCAAGTACCCTACATCAAAGAACTGGCAAGACGGTTCAATCGAGTTTACTGGGATAGCGACTTAGCTGATCTGTTGTGGGATATGCCTCCTAACGTAAGGTTCTTCTATTCCCCCACTAGATTGAGGATGCAAAGAGAGATCAGCAATGAATCTCTAAGGTCCGGATACTACTGCGATCCAAAAGAAATACCAAGGAATGCAGTAAGACATCACTTTAGATATATACGAACTGGCCCAAGAGGGATCAGAGCAAGCACTGTCTGGGACAGTCTAAACTTCCACTTGGAACAGTTTGGATATCCTTCCTGTGATGAACTTCAATTCCACATGAAGACAAGGCAGTCGTGGGAAAACGCAGCATCGCAGCTGCTTCACGAGTGGGGAATCTCTGGGCCGTTTGCCATAGTGAAATCCCTTACGCTCAGGCATGAGTGGTATTGCCCAGCCAGGAACTGCAAACAAGAATACATGCAGCACGCGGTCAATCGATTGGCTTCAGAAATGCCTGTCATTGAAATTGGATCCCAAGATGGAATACGGGAATACTTCGAAGAGGGTCCATATCAGAATACGTATAAGACATTTACGGAGGGGGAACTACCCTTGCCCATAATTACAGCTCTTTGTAGAAAATCAGCTGTAACCGTTACACCTTCTGGGTTCCTTCAAGTTTTGACATTGATGTTCAAATGCCCAACGGTAGTTATTTACGGGGGGTATACTTATCCAGGTACCTACCATTCTCCCCAATTGGATTACAGTAGATACTTTCAGGTTGGACCAAGGAATCCTTGCCGTTGCGTGTCGAACAACCACAACTGTAATAAACAGATTCCGATAGAAGACATCAATAAAGCATTAGATGAGGCTCTATGGACTTTAGAATAAAAAACGAGTTGGCCTTCTATCCCAAATTGGAATTTGCATATCTTCCCGTGAATATCGATCCGTTGAAGATCTATAACGATTCCTATTTCAATCAATACAAAGGGTATGAAAACGGTATTCATAATTCCGCAATCACGTCTGAACTAAATAAATTCAGATGCAATTTTGTTAATGAATTCACACAAGATTTGGTAATAGATATTGGTTGTGGCTACGGAACCTTTATCAAAAGAAGGCAATATCCAACACTTGGATACGACATCAACCCCCGTTCGATTGAATGGTTGAAGAAGCAATCCCTTTACATTGATCCATACGAAGAAGAAAACAGTTCATTGAATGCTCTTTCTTTCTGGGATTCATTGGAACACATCCCAGAACCAGATAAGCTGCTTCGGAAAGTGAAGATGGGGGGTTTCGTTTTTATGACTATCCCGATCTTTGAAGAGCAAACCGAAGAAGCAATCAAAAAGAGCAAGCACTACCGACCCCTGGAACACTGCTGGTATTTTTCAAAGGCAGGAATTTGCAACTTCATGCAGGGTTTTAAGCTTTTAGAAATGACAGACGATGAATGTCATTCAGGGAGAGAAGGCGTAATGTCATTTGCCTTCCAAAAGGGTGTAAAATGATGACTCTCATTGCAATAATGTTGGGAATTAGCTTCCTGTTTATCTTCCTTTGCTTTCTGATGTACAGGCATGTGCAAAAGGAATGGCAGGACTACTTCGACAAATTTATCTAGGAGAGAATGGTGAGAGAAATAACGATTGATACGGTCCAAGGGGTGGGTGATTTGCATTGGGTTTTCCAAAAGCTCCTACCCTATTACGACAAAATCAATGTGTGTATCTTGGTGGACTCGGAAACCACGGAGATGGGTCCTAAAGGAATCGCACGTCGATCTGAAGAATGGTTGCCCCTCTTCCCAGGCATAGGTGATATCAGCTTCAAGTTTGTACACGGATCCACTTATCATCGAATTGCTAAATCACACCACCCCGTAGACGAAATCAATCGACGTTACGAAGAAGGGGAAAGACGATTTGAATACGCAGTAAATGGACCTCTCGAAGCAGGGATACCAATTGAAGAGATAGATCCAAGAACTAAGTGTTTAGATTTCCTCGATCTAAAACCTCTTGAATGCCCCCACCCATTTTCAGGCCAAGACTACTTTATCTTTTATTGCTCCGGTTCTGCTATGTACCCCGAAGCTAGAGAAGAAACAGGATGTTGGCATCCAGATAAATGGGAAGAGTTTATGGTGGATTGTTACAACAAGCTTCAAATGCCTGTGTACTTTATCGGTGCAAAATACGACATCCCGATGATCCGGAGATTTGCCAACAAAGCAAAAGAACTTCAAATACCACACCATTATTTTGTTCAACCCGGTCCAGCTAATTTGGTCTACATAATCAAAAATGCAAAGAAGTACATTGGCTACCAAGCAGGTCTAAATGTAATTGCAGAAAACTACAATGTTCCCCAGGTAGAATTGATCTTTAACATGTATGCAAAGATAGTCGGCAACTGGGCAAAGAAACAGAATAGGCACACGGTCTACAAAGGATTCGTCTTTGATACACCGTATGGGATTATTCTAAATTCAGTCTAGTCTCGTCTCTTCCTACTAGAAGAGAACAAAGCAATACCAAATAAAGCTAGTGCCCCCGGGGAGGGGAAGATCAATTCATCCATCCCGCCACGCACGCCGTTTATCGTATCAATCCACTCGACAAATTTGTCCAAGGCTTCTTTACCAACGATTGCACCAATGCCGATTGCAATCAGGGTAAGGATAAAGACCCTCTTGTCGAGAATCTTAATCTTCTTGTCTTTGTTCTGATTGCGTTTCTTGCATTCAGCTAAGTCACGCCTTAGTTGTTGGAGTTCTTTATCCTGACAAACAGGACATGACTCCCGATCCCGGTCCATGGCTTCGCCCTCACGTCAACTAATCCAAAATCTCTAGACTCTTGATTGCTACCCGAGGGATAGTAATCACGTAGTCAAAGGTGCTAAGCTCTGGCTTCCAGGCACCCGCGATGGAAACACTTATCTCTGTTTCCTTGATCATGTACCCAACCTGAATGATGGTCTGAAGCTCCGGGATCTCGTGTGATTCGATCTCCGCATTGTCCGCCGGTTCGCAGCTATCGATCCACTCAACCCTAACGATCTTGTAATCCTTCACGGACCACCCCACTCACCCGGAGGCATCGGGAAATTAAGTTGGTTGAATTTAAGCTGT